CCATTTGACATGTACGTGATTTCAATGTGATAAATTAATAAGTTTGTTTTGACGATATGATGTGATGTGCGACGAAGCTATAGCAGACCGCCGTTTAGATTTCAGGTACTTGTTCTGGAGTTCTTCGTCGTGGATAAGTTTGATAACGAAGTCGACGAAACCCTCGAGTCTTGGCGCGATGTCTGCTTCCCAATTTGCGGAGTTCCGGTTTACAGAGATGACATTAACATCTTCGTGAAGAACGCTGTGCTCCTTAGTCTTAAGACATTCTACGAGGATCGCCTTTTCTAGCCCTAGGAGTTGCAAATACATTTGGACCTGGATAGACTCGTACTGCGGGATGATCCTGAAAAGTCTGTTCACACGGTTCTTGATCTCTACCAAGGTCTTGCGATCTTTCGTGATCCCGTCAATCTTCCCGCCAATGAACCAGGGAAAAGTTCCGTATTCGTTCTCGATGACTCCTGCTTGCGATTTGTAGAAGCTAGGGTCTTCTACGACGTCAATCCCGAGGGTCCCCCTGATATAATCAAATACCTTGGACTCCTGTGCGTTTCCATACGTCGTGTACGTCGTCTTGCGGATGGCATCGTCCACCACGCCATAGAACTCGTGGCTTATATAGTTCAAGTTTGCGTACTTTGTAAACTCGGAAGAAAGTTTGCTGTACTTCTTCGCTACGTCGGTGGATGTTTCCTCTTCGTTCCCAGCCACTTTCATGATATCCGCGATCTTAGGGTGGTTCTTCTCCAGACGGTCAATGATCTCATCCGCGGTCATGATCATGTTTCGCTTCAGCGCCGCTCTGTAGCTCGGTGAATGTGCGCGCTCCCAGAACGCCTCTACCGCATCGCATATTTTCTTGTGCTTATTATCCCCAATGCACGCAGCACCCTGGGACGCGTACACGCATAGATATGGATCAATGCGGTCATCAATATCGTGAGATTCCATTTTTTATAGTATACACATTTCTTTTTATTAAGTTGTTTTTACATACGTCATATCGACACCCCCGAGTATAAGTTTAATGTTCGGTTATTCTATTACCATAAATAAAGATGTCCACCGGAGTGCATATCTACGACTGGAGCCGCAAAAGGAAGTATTTTGGACGCAGTGGCGGGGGAGAAGTCAGTCATTTACTATTAGATAAGGGAGTCCTATGCGTTCCCGAAAGTTCAAACGACGACTTCATCCACGAATACTCGAGGGGGGTCATAATGGGAGGAAGACCTTCGTGCATCGTAGAATACAAACCACGGGTGTTCAGGATGTTTTATGATCTGGACATCGTCACGAAGGATATTAAGATGGCGAAAATGATGTCTTTGGGGGACTTTAGCGAGAATGTTAAGAATATCATGCACATCATCTGCATCGCGACGGTGTTTTTATTCGACGTGACGAGGTCTTCGGCGACTATCTGTATTTCGAACGTCCCTAAGAAAAAGGGAGACGAGATCAAGGTGGGAATCCACATCACTTTTGACAACATTTTCGTGACATCTCCCACTGCTCTGTATATCCGCGAAAAAGTCCTCGAGCTGCTTAGAGTGGAAGAGAATCCATTTGCAAACCCATGGGAACAGATTGTAGACTCTGCTGTGTTCAAGGGTTCGGGGATGAGACTGCCGTGGGCCGCAAAACACGACGACCTCAAGCGTGTGTACATCCCGCGCGTGGAATATCTTTTGGACTCAGAGGAAAGTGGTATCATTGAGACACAACTCTTCCCCGATGAAATAATCAAATCCCTTGCATCGGTGAAAGAAGTCATCTCCAAGACATGTCTTCGTGCAAGAGGGGGTCTTACGAAACTGAGAAATCCAGAGATTGACATCGAGTGTTCATCGCCTACAAACTCTGGGAACTTCTCCCATGCTTCCCTCAAGGAGTATTCCAGTGCCATAGGTGAAATCGAACGGTTAATCCCACCGCAATACGAGGGGAAGGTGACGGGGGTGATCAAAGCGGACCATGTGTATATGTTTAGACACTCCTCGCGGTATTGTGAGAACGTTGGGAGAAATCACAAGTCTTCCAACACATATTTCCTGGTCAGCAAGTCTGGCATGCGGCAGTGTTGCTATTCTAGGAAAGAAGAGGATGTTGGACAAAAGTATTGCAGATGCAGCGACTTTAGAGGGGAGTACATAAAACTTCCGGCAGCGCTGACTGAGGAACTCTTTCCAGATGAGGACGAGAAGAAGAATTTACCGCCGCCACCGATGCCGAGCAGCAGCATAGAACACTTTTTGTCATTGGATAGTATAATCGCGAGGGCTCAGAAGAAGCCAGTGGCAAAAAGAAAAGTACCCGCTAAGAAGGAAACGTATTCACGCGGTTCTGAAATTGCCAAGATGTTTAGATCTCCATAACTTTGTTAAATGCGAAGTATACCCTTAAGTTGTAAAATGGTGCGTAAAATAACTTAACAAAATTTATATCTGTAAATCAGAACACAATGGCAACCAACAACACTATCGTCGAGCTCCCCGTCGGCCTTACTCTGGAACCTGATTATCTGCAAGTGCCAGGCCAGAACTTCGCCCTCGTAAGTTTCGTAGGCCCTGAATTTTGTCGCCAGAAAAGCGGCCAGTTCGCAATGAAGGTGCGCGGTGTTTTCGCCACCGAGGACGAGGCCAAGGCATATGTGAAACGCCTCCAGCGCAGTGGTGACAATGTCGTGGACATTTTCCTCGTTGCCATGTACAACTGGGTACCCTGCCCTCCCGACCCGATGGCCGTGCAGAGTCAGGAATACCAGGAGCAATTCCTACAAGACCTGATGACCGGTTACGCTGAGAGTCAGCAGTCTGCAAAGGAAATTTTCAACGATCGCAAGGAAAAGGTGATGAAGGATGGTCTGGACGCACACCTCACCAACAAGGAGAGGATCCCTCCCCCCACCGCACCCCTCCCCGCCTCGGAGAAGATGCCCGAGTTCACTAAGGAGGTTATTCCCGAGGAGACCGAGGAGGAGATTAAGGAGGCTGCGGATGCCAGCACCTCTGAGACCATCAACAGCGTGTTCGGCGAAGACGTGTGGATGCAGAACAAGAAGGCATAAGGCATAACAATTTAATAAAATCTAATGTTTAGAGTATAAAGATGTCGCCCCTTGTTAAGGATCCCAAAGACTATCTGGAAGTATCCCTCCGCGAGTTTTTCGACAACGAAGAGAACACGTCTACAATGCTAAAAATAATTCACAATGAGTTGATGAGCCTCCGAACCCTAGACTGGTTCGTTTCAAACTACTCAAAGAAAAAAAACATCATGTTCACGACGAGCTCCGGAAGGTTGTTCAACGTATTCATGGAATACAAAAGTCAGCTGAAGAGTTATTCCAAAAAAATGTTCGACCCATTCAACCGCGGCGACCGCATCGTGTTCAAGGATCGTGATGGTAGCGAAATTTCTACAACGTGTGGTCAGCTCAATTTTTTCAGGTGGGTCATCAAAAACGACATAGTAAACGAGTGTCTGAGAAATATCCAGGAAGTAGAGGAAGATATGACAAAGTCTATGAAACAGAGGAAGACGACAGCAAAGCCAGACGAAAAACGCAAGGAGCTCTCAAAAGCAGCAATAAAATCATGCCAGAATATACAAACGAGGGTGACAATTACCTTCAATTAAATGTAAGAATTCCCACATGTAAAACTCAAAGGACATCGACACATGCAGTACACATTTGCGCCATCTATTTTGTCAATATACAGCCTCATATCGACAAAACCAGATATAAATTTTAATTATTACTAGTAACAACACACACTTGAGATCATGTATGAGAAAATTCTCGCCGATAACGGGTGCCGCAAGTACACCGCATTTCCTATTCAGTACCCCGACCTCTGGAACATGTATAAGAAGTCTGTAGCGTCGTTCTGGACCGTCGAGGAGGTCCCCCTTGGCCAGGATGTAATCGACTGGCGCGACAAGCTCAATGACGACGAGCGTTATTTTATCAAACACATTCTAGGTTTCTTTGCCTCGAGCGATGGAATTGTCATGGAGAACCTCCAAATGAACTTTTCCCACGAAGTGACAGTCCCAGAGGCGCGGCAGTTCTACGCATACCAGGCATTCAATGAGTCTATCCACTCCGAGATGTATTCTCTGCTGATCGACTCGCTCGTATCGGACGAAAAAGAGCGCAACAGTCTGTTTGAAGCGGTGGAAACCATTCCAGCGGTAGGGAAGAAGGCCGCTTGGGCTCAGAAGTGGCTCAATCCCAGTAAGTCATTTGCGGAACGCCTCGTCGCATGGATCTGCGTGGAAGGGCTACTCTTCTCGGGAAGTTTCTGCGCTATCTTCTGGCTCAGGAACCGTGGAGTGATGCCAGGACTGGGACTCAGCAACGAGTTCATTAGCCGGGATGAAGGTCTTCACCAGATGTTTGGCGAAATGATGTATTCTAAGCTCGAAAACAAGCTATCGTTCGAGGAGGTCCGCAACATCGTGACTGAGGCGGTGGAGAACGAGAAGGATTTCATCTGTGACGCTATCCCATGCAAAATGATTGGTATGAACTCAGAACTCATGAGTCAATACATCGAGTTTGTTGCTGATCGTATTTTTGTGGCTCTCGGACACTCTAAAAATTATAACTCCGTAAATCCC